TTACAATAACGATTCCGTAGCTAATGACTACCGATTCGTTGCCAGAAGGAGGAATGAGCAATCATTCCTCCGACTTTTTGTATAGTAGTCTTAATTGCCCGTTTTCGTGTAACCATAATTCAGCGATGTGTTGCCCGTCTTTTATTCGCTGATTGATTACATGTTTCATGTATGCATCGGTAAGATTCGGTCGGTCTATTATAATACGATTAGACTGTTTGAGACCATGATTTAACATATTTCTGAATGCATTTTTGGGGTTATTTGAAGAGAACCCCTCATGCTCATACCAATAATTGTCAATTTTAAGGTCGGGGCACTTTCCGTCATATCGTGTGCCGCGTAGAGAGCCATATATGCAGTCGTATTCGAACGTTGCCGGTCTGGTCATCTTTGGCGTCAGAACTACCCTTGCGCCACCGGCTGCAAAATGTCGTGCGACCGACAATAGCCTCTCAAAATCACTGTCAGTACGATTGACAAGGTGGCTGATTTCGATAATTCCTTTGCCATGAGTAATTGTTTCACTACGATTGCGTTCACAAACCCTCACCAGGTGGCATGCCTGGCAAAGCTCGCTGTCGGGGATGGATGCGACCAGCTTGCCGGAATTGCCCTGTGCGAGATCACAGTCGCGGCACCGGCGTATGGTGTACGGATTATAGTCGGGGATCGCCTTCTCCTGTTTTCCGGGATTGAATCGGAATATACCCTTTGTGTCGCGTTGCAGGGCAATTTCGCCGAGTCCCATCGCTTCATCATGGGGCGTTGTCGGATATCTTGACTTGAGTACCTGCACCACGGAACAGCGACAATTCCACCCATTCGGCGGGTAGAACTCCTCCCAGAACGGGTCGGACGGCGGCAGTGTCACGCGGTTGAGCGCCGCATGTTCCGGGCGTACCTTATCGTCGCTCTGGGTGCGGTACTGGAGATTGTAACGGTCGCCGTCCTCGGCAAAGGACTCCCATTTGGCGGCAGCACGGGCCGACGCGTTGACGAAATTATACTCGGCGCGCAGATAGTTGACATTGTAGGTTTGGTCGATGCTTCGAACATCCTTTAAAAACCGCTCGAATGATTTTCTATTGCCATTTTCATCAAACATCGAGGGGAAAGCCTCGTGCAGCTCATGAAAAGTCTTCATGCCGGAGAAAATATAGTTTGAGCGCGACAGACGCCGACGCATTTTCTCGGACATATCCACTTTTGAGAACGACTCGTCGAGTGTGGCTGTGTGAGCTTCGATGAACTCCCTGGCGGCCGGATTGGCTACAATATCGACACTGAATGTAGCGCCCTTTTGTTTGAACATCGCCTGCATCATGCCGGAGAAGAGCGACGACAGACGTTTGCGTGTATCATCCGGAAGAGCGGCCAGTGTCTCTGTCCGCCGGGCGTCACCAAGCATCCGGCTGTAGCGACGGTGAAGCCCCTCGTAGTCTGAGGGGCTCAGTCGAAAAAATTACGCGGTATCCCGGCATATGTTTTCTTTCCGGAGGGCTCTCCATCGGACGGAGCGCCATCGGGCCGCATCTGCGACATAATGTTGATGCGCTTGCCCACGGGCATTCCGTACTTATTGGCGAAGTACTCCGGATCCACCTCGTAGCGGTCGGCAATCATGGTCTCATAGGCTACCTGCTGCTCCGGCGTATAGTCGACGGCATCGTCCCACTCAAACCGCAGTCCTTTGACCGGGAATCCGTGGGCCACCATCCGCGGGATAAGCTGGTTGTTGACGATATCGCGCAGGTTGTCACGATCCGAATCCACCAGATTCTCGAAAACCCTCAGATGTGTCTCTGACTGTGACAGCGAGGAGCCGTCCTCGATTGTCATCGTCTGGCCGATTGTGAGCTTCGACAGCTCGGAGTTGGCTCGGTCGACACGCTTGTCATACACATTGTACGCATCCCCCTTTCCGGATTCGACGAACGACACCTCGGTGTCCATGCCGGTAACTATGGCGAGGTTATGTCCGGCGTCATCCATCATCCGCTGCAGTCGGTTCCATTCGTTGCGGTCGCGGGTCGAAGTCTTGGCCACACGCATAGGCATGCCGAAAATCTCACTGAACGAGTCCCAGAATGCGAGTACATTCTTCTTTGGTATGGTCTGCGTGGCCGCCTTCAGAAACAGGCCGAGCGAGTCGGGTCGCCCCGCCTCGATGACCCACTGTGAAAGCGGCGGCTGCCGGTAGTCATGTCCGTCGGTCCAGCTGTCGCCGACATTCTCTACTATGCGTCCCTTTTCAGGAATGACATGCTTGCGCGGAATAAGGGATACCCCGGAGTATGTCCGGCAGCCGTCGCCATCCGTCACCACATCGCCGAGCTCTATGAGCGAATGCCCCCAGTATGTAGCTTCGAGGCAATATTTGGCCAGATCCTTAAACCATGCCTGGTCAAAGTAGTGAAGAGCCTGGGTATTCTCCTTTCCGGCGGCATCGACGAGCTTGAAAGAGCGGGACATCACGAATCCGACGCGTTGGTCGATACATCCGGAGAGGTGGTTGTCGACCTGCACATCGTTGTAAATGTCATATAGTCTCTGTCGCGACGGATTGTCGACATTTATAGCCATCTGCCAAGCCTTCCGCCAGTCGGCCATGTCGCGTCGTGTCAGTGCGTCAGTAGTGCGTTTTAGCTCCACAATCACCCGCTGCAGCTTTTTTACGTCTGATTTGCGGGCGAGATTGTAGTTACCGTATGGTGTGGAATATACGTTACTTCGGTGGCGGCTGTTGCGCCCGGTATAATATTTTTTTGCCATATTATAATGCTACCAGTTGTGTCTTAGCTTGCGTTCCGAACTGTATATCGTGCCGAATGCGGCCCCGGCGTCGCCGGCATCGGACATTGCCGGCAGATCAGGCACTATTTTCCCGGACTGCACACCCTCAAGCCATTTTATCGCGCGGTCGTATCTCTCCTTTCTCAGCTCGTAGTTCGGACGTCCCGGCAGCGAGGAGAGTAAATGGTATATAGCAATGTCGGCCGTATACATTACGATCAGCCGGTTTCTCTCCTTGCCTGCGGCGCTGAAAATGGCGCCGGTGTCATATTCCGGGCGCAGATACGAGGCAATCTCCTCGATAGCCTCGCACTGGGCGTTCTCGATATTCTCCGCAGAAGCCTGCGATATGACCTTCAGCGCATCGGGGCCGATGACAACGTTGTAATCTTCGGGGGTGATAAACATGGTGTCTGTAAGGTCAATTGGTTATAAACAGGGCTATACGCTCGATATCCTCAATTTTTACGCCCTTGCGGAAGCAGTGGCGTCGGAGCATATCCTTTACATTCCGTTTTGGAATCACTCTCAGAGAGCCGCCGATATTGAGCACATAGTATTTTATTCCGAACATGGCGGAAAGTCTGTTGGCGCGTCGTACGGCCCGACGGTATTGCCATGCGAAAATGTAGCGTTTTATCTTTTTTATCATGATTACCAGCTTCCTTTGGGTGGCCTTCTGGGTATGGCCACGGGTTTGAATTCATTTTGTCGTGTGTGCCGTTGTAGGTACCATATAGCTCCTTCATCGGCATCGGGTGCATCATCATGCACGCGGGAACCGCGCTCAAGGGCAAGCGTCTGCTCAATGCCGACCTGCATATCGGGCGAGTCACGCAGATCTTCATTGTAGAATACATATCCGCGCTCCCACAGCGGAGACACAGCCTCGATGCGCTGCACCTTCTCCGGTTTGGTTCGCTTGTCGGGCAGTATCGGCAACTGGTATCCGCGTATGCGTCCTTCGGCATCGAACTCGTCGAGTATGATGTCCTGCATGAAGTTGGCCTCCATCAGGAATGTTATCGCCACGCGGTCGCGAGTATCCTCATACAGATTATAGAGCCATCGAACCATGCCGGATATGGTATCCTGGCGCACATAGCAGTCTATCAGGTGAAGCTCGGTGCCGATTTTTCCCCATAGGCGGCAGGCTTTGTAGTCATTGGCCGTGGTTGATTTGAACGACGGGTCGGTGTAGCACACCAGCATATCGTACTTTTCCAGCTTCGGGAGGCGCTTGAACCGTATCCACTCGTGCCGGAATATGGAACCGTCGTTGATGGGATTGTGCATCATCTCCTTTTCCCATGCGCGGTATCCCATGAAATCCTTGACAGCCTGCGCCTCCTCCTTGGTCCACTTCTCGCTCCATATCGGATTGCCGTCGCGGTCGACGGCCTTTATCTCCGATACATGCACTCCCTTTGATGCAGAGATATTGGCAAGTACCGATGTCTTGGATATGAGATTGCCGACCATGATGAATCGCCCTCGCCCTAAGTCGAGAGCGCCGAACAGTGCCTCCTTTACCCATGCGGTCAGATCCTTTACGCGCTTTTCATTGCGGCAAAGCTCGTCATCATCAAGGTCATCAATCGTGATATAGTCAGGGCGTGCCTCGCGGTCGCGGAGTCCGCGAGGAGACTGGCCTCGACCTATGGCGAGAAATTTGGCTCCGCCGCGGGTCTTGAATTCCCCTTCGAGCCATGAGCCGAGATTTTTCTGTTCGCCGAAATCATTGATAAGCCTTTGGTTGAACTCAAGCTCCGCCTGCAGGTCGCCGAGCAGGCGTATGGCACTATTCTCCGATTTTCCGACAGTGACCATAAAGTCTATAAGCCTCTTTGGCTGGAAAATGAGCCACAGGGGTATGAATACTCCGATATGGGTTGACTTGGCATGACTGCGCGGCCATCTGAAGACAGCCTTTAAATCCGGGGTGTTTTTAATAAGATTGGCGGCCTGAGTGTGGAATGGGGCGTTGTGTATAATTCGTATGACTTCGCCGGTAGCTTTGTCGCGCAGCGTAAGAAAATGTGCGAAATAATACTCGCAGAACTCATTGTAATTCGATAGCAGGCGTTTTATGCGCCGAGCTTTTTCTGAAGGAGTTTCTTTAGCCACGGCCAGTGACAGTCCGGTGAGTGACTGCACCTGCCGGCAATGCTCCTTCCATTTCTCCAATGCGGCCTTCTGCTCCGCCGTCGTCATCTTTGCCATAGATTATCCTGCGAGAGAGCCCTTGCCTACGGACTCGATAATAAACATGTCCTGAAAGCGATTAATCTGCTTGATGAGCTCTATGGTTACTTCCGGGTCGGTCTTGGCGCGAAACTCAAGCCACTTTGAGAAAGCTGTGAACACATCGATGGCATCGACTACATTTGCTTTCTTGTCGAGCTTCTCTATGACAGCCGATAGCTTTGCGAGTTTGTCGCTAAGGCCGCCTATCAGAGTCGGATCTTCCGACTCATTGACCTGAGTTATGAGATTGTCAATGGTCAGCAGGAGTTTGTTGACAAGTTCCGGGCGCGTGATGTTCTTTGCGGCGCGGGCTTCTTTCCATCTGTCGGCCACACACCATTTTGATATCGTTACGCGCGACACGCCGACACGCTCGGCGATTTCCGCCTGTTCCATGCCGGACATAAACAGGGCACGCGCTGTCGATTTCTTTTTTTCAAGTTCCGATTTAGTCATAGTGATAATGATTAGGCGCATTAAAGAATGGCTGCGCGGGCCGATATACGGTGCAAAAGTGGGAGGTTGGAAGGTGTAATCAAAGAAAGTGTGCAATGGTTGCATAGAAGTGTGCAACCATTGCACACTTTTTTGGATTTCGGCTCATCCGGGAGTTAAACTTGCACCGTAAATCTCGCCCGGACGCCTGTGCCGGGCTTATGGACCATAATCGTAATCACCACAATGGGAAAAAGAGTAAGATTAACCAATGACTCACTCAACAGCTATGGCTACCGCGTGCTCACCGAGGGTGTGGACATTTCGCAGTATCAACGTAATCCGCAGCTGCTGTACATGCACTGTCGCGGCCTTACGATAGGCCTGCTGAAAGATATACGCAAAGAGAACGGCGAGATAACGGCCGAGATAGTATTTGACGAAGCTACCGAGCTGTCGAGGCAGTGCAAAAAGCAGTGGGAATTCGGCTCGCTGCGTATGGTCAGTATCGGCTTTGACATAATCGAGACGAGCGACGATCCGGAACATCTTGTTGTCGGACAGCGCCGTCCTACAGTAACCAAGGCCCGGCTGTATGAAGTGTCGGTCGTGGATATCGGTGCCAATGATGACGCAATAAAGCTGCGGAAAGACGGAGAATTATTCACGCTGAGCGACGGAGGGGATTGTCCTCTGCCTCTGCTAAACTGTAAATCAACAATAAAATCCCAACAAATGGAATTAAAGACACTTGCCCTGGCGCTGGGCTTGACTGAAACGGCAGACGAGGCTGCTGTAAATGCGAAAATCGCAGAACTCAAGGCGACCAAAGAGGAGGCCGCCACTCTTAGAGCGGATAAGGAACGGCTCGAGACCGACGCGATAACGGCGGCAGTTGACGCGGCCATTGCCGACCGTCGCCTGTCGGCCGATAAAAAACAGCAGTTTGTGGGTCTCGGAAAGAAGCTGGGGCTTGCCGACCTGAAATCCACCCTGGATGCCATGGCGCCTATGGTTAAACCGTCGCAGCTGATTAATCCGGCGAGCACACACGCCACTGGCGGAACAGGCGAAAAAAGTTACAAAAAACTGAGCGAGGTGCCCACCGAGGAGATAGAGGCGCTCAAGCGCGATAACGAACCCGAATACCGACGCCTGTACAAGGCTGAGTATGGCTTTGATTATTAATCCGTAAAATCATATCACAACACAATGAGAACTGTACTTAAATTTCTATCAACCGTTATGTTTAACTGCATGACGGGCGCCATAATCGCGATTGCCATCGGCGCGGATATGGCATGGGGAGCAGCTGCAATGGCCGGCACCGGCGTGGTCATGGGTTTTGTGCCGACAGCACAGGGCGTGCTCTGCGAGGGTGTCTACACCGAGGTGTGGACAGGCGAACTTATAAAAAAACTGCGCTCGCTTCTCGACGGCTCCTGGCTCGACGGTATTCCCGACCAGTCGTCGATAGTGGAAAATGATGCCATCCACCTGGTAAAGGTCGGAGTGGATCCCGATGTATTGGTCAATAACACCACATATCCCATTCCCAGCCAGAAACTGGATGACGAGGATGTGGTAATCAGGCTCGATAAATTCCAGACCAAGCGCACGCCGGTGACTGATGATGAACTTTATGCCATAAGTTACGATAAGATGGCCCGAGTAAAGGAGAGTCACGGGAATGCTATAAACGACTGCAAATTTGCAAAAGCCGCACATTCTCTGTGCGCCAAGCAGAATACAGTCACGACTCCGGTGCTGAAGACCACGGGAGAGGCCGATCCGACTACCGGACGCCGGCGACTGACATTTAACGACCTGGTTGAACTCAAACGCGCCATGGATAATCTGGGAGTTCCTCAGGAGAATCGCCGTCTTGTGCTATGTCCGGATCATGCAAACGATCTCCTTTTGGCAAACCAGGCATTCCAGCAGCAGTTCAACATCGACCGCAATACGGGAAAAATCGGACACCTGGCGGGATTCGACATCTACACATACAAGTCAACGCCGGTCTATACTGCCGCCGGTGAAAAGAAGGCCTTCGGGGCCACTGCGGAATCCGGCGAGTTCAACTGCTCGTTTGCATTCTATACACCACGCGTATTCAAGGCTACCGGTTCAACCAGGATGTATTATCGCGAGGCCACCATTAGCCCCGACACACAGGAGTCTGAGGTTAACTTCCGCCACTATTTTATCTGCATGCCCAAGGCGATGGACGCCGGCGTGGTAATGATGAGTGGAAGCGGTCCGGCTACTGCAGCAGAAGCGCTCTCGCTTGATGAACCCTATGCGATACCCGTTGCCGGCGATGATACTGCCGGGGCCGACGGTGAAACGGAAAACGCCGAATCTCATTCGGCCGAGGCATAATGGCAAAGCTCAAATATCTTGTAATTCATTGTACTGCCACTCCGGAAGGGAGAGAGGTGTCTGGCGCCGATATCCGACGCATGCACCTCTCCCCGGTGAGTGCCGGCGGCAGAGGGTGGAAGCAGGTCGGATATACCGACATCATTCATCTTGACGGCACTGTCGAGCGCCTTGTCGACAACAATGAGGATGCCAATGTAGACCCATGGGAGATTACCAATGGCGCCAAAGGCTACAACTCCGTCAGCCGCCATGTCGTCTATGCCGGAGGCTGTGACAAGTCAATGAATCCAAAAGACACCCGGACACCGGCTCAGCTCAAGGCAATGGAGGCGTATGTAAAAGACTTTCACCGACGATTCCCCGATGTGCGTATCATCGGCCACAACGAGGTCGCAGCCAAAGCCTGTCCGAGTTTCGACGTGCAGAAATGGCTCAAGTCGATAGGTATAAACCAGTAACAACCAAGTAAACCAACTATGGCGATGTCACCCAGCGAAATCCTGAACATAATTTTCGGAGGTGGTCTTGTTGCGCTCGTAGTGGCTCTGTTCACTATGAAAGCGACCGTGCGCAAGGCCAACGCTGATGCTGAGAAAGCGAAGGCCGACGCCGAGAGTGTGCGCATCACCAACACTGAGAACGCCACCCGGATTCTGGTGGAGAACATCGTCAAACCCTTAAAAGATGAACTAAATGCAACCAGAGAGGACCTCCAGTCGACCAGGGATGAGCTGCAGGCTACAAAAAAAGAGGTGGCCTCCTCCAAAAGAGCTATGTCGCGCCTTGCAAAAGCTGTCGAGGCTATCAGCGAGTGCAGTCATGCTGACGATTGCCCTGTGCGCCACAGGCTGCGCGACTACCCGAAAGGCGAGCTCGGAAGAGGCGGAGGAGATCCGCCGGGTACAGATGTGCGACAGTATGTCGGGGGTCATCCGCCTGGTTACGGCGGAGTCCGTGCCCGAGAGCCGGGTGCGGATGGCGATACCGGTTGATAATCTGATGAAGCTGCCGCCGGGAGCCTCATTGCGGGAGCACAGCGGGCAGGCCACTGCGGATATTACCAAATCCGGAGACACAATATACGTAACAGCCACATGTGACAGTCTGCAGCGGCAGATTGAATATTACGAGGCGGCTTACGACAATCTCCTGATTGCATTCGACGATTATCGTAATACTGTAAAAACGGCCGACGAACGGCGTACGAATCCTGTTAAAACTGTCGCGGTCGTGTTTATTGCCGGCATAATTGCCGGAGTTCTAATGGCAATCATTTTAACAAAGAAACTATATGGAAAAAGGACAAAATAGTGTACTTGACGGTACGGATCTTATTCTATCTGTAGAAGATGTCGCTCTTGGGTTCTCGTCAAACTGCAAGATAAACACCCAGGCCGAGACCGGCGAACGTCTGACTAAAGAGGCGAGAGGCGGAAAATGGAAGCAAAAATACATTAAAGGATTCTCTGAGGATATCAGTGCCGAGGGGTGTATCCTGACGGACGGTGGCGAGGATATGCCTACCTATGACCAGCTGAAGGATATGATGCTCCGCGGCGAACCGGTGACGGCACAATATTCGGTACGCGATGGAGACAAGCGCACCGGCAAGACTGCCGGTGGCTACAGGGGGGAATATCTCATTACCTCCCTCGAGGGTACCGGACAGGTCGGAGAGGATGCCAAATACAGCATCAAACTTGAAAACTGTGGTCCTGTTGAAAAAATAGACGGCGGATTTACTGAAACGCAGGCATCCGGAGTGAATATCGACAATGATAACTGACAGGAATCATGAAACAGGCTAAAAAGAATGCGCCGATGCTGACAATTGGTATTGGCGGGAAACAGTTGCCATGTAGGGTGACTATGGGAGCCATGGTCAGATTTAAAAGAAGCGCCGGCTATGATATAAGTCAGCTCGACTCAAGCAATCTCGAGGATTTACTGGTATTTATCTGGTGCTGCGTATTATCAGCCTGCAATGCTGATGGTGTTGAGTTTGATATGGACTTCGAGACTTTCGCAGACAAACTTAACGCGGATGATGTCGCCCGCTTTTTTCAGAGTATGGACTCTCCGGAATCTGACGAAAAAAAAACGACACCCCGGTCGACATAGACACTCTGTCGGGAATTGCGGTGGGGTGCATCGGTATGAGTCATACGGATTTTTGCAGGTGCACCCCTCCGGAGTTTCAGGCTATATTTGACCAATGGCACAATCGGGAGCGTAATCTTGACCGTAGCATGTGGGAGCGCGCCAGAATGATGTGTATGTGCATCCTTCAGCCCTATAGCAGAGATCCTTTGAGTCCGACCGATATAATCAGACTTCCCTGGGATGAAGAGAAACTCGAATCCGTCGGTACGGCCGCCATGGAGCAAGAAGACATGCCGGAACTGAAGAGGCGTTTTTCGGAAGTGAAGGCCAGGTACGGACTAAAGTAAGGCCGGTTAACGCATACTCCTGACACCAATGATGCCAAACAGTATGCATAGGGAAAAGAGAAGCACCCACAGCAGCAGGCAGTACATCTGAATATCGGAATGGCGCGGCAGCAGCAAGCCTACAACGAATGTAATTGCTGTCGACCACAACAGAATTCGACCAAGGATTGAGGCGCGTTTCTTCCGGGGTTTATCCATAAGGTTTGAATATTATCCGTCACAAAGATAAGTAAAAATGGCAAAGGCTATCGAATTTGAGATAAAAATAAAAGGCAACAGCGGCGTACTCAAGACGATTACAGTCGAGGCTACGAATGCCGACGAAGCTATCGGCAGAATTGTCGAGAGCGCCTCGAATGCCGGCGACGCATTGCGCCGGATGGCGGAGAACTCGCTTATATTCGATACTTCGGTACGTGCCTTGGAAAATCTCAACGGCATAGTATCGGGGCTTGCCAATCCATACAACAGCTTTGAGACGGCCATGCGCGCCGCAAATACCATGGCCGGAAAAAACGAGGAGGGTTTCTCGAGGCTTACCGATACGATTTCGGAGATGTCGGCTGTGATACCCAAGACCAGGGAGGAACTTGCCGACGGACTTTATCAGGCTATATCAAACGGCGTGCCCGAGGATAACTGGATATCATTCCTGGATCGTTCGGCCCGTTCGTCGGTAGGCGGCATTGCGAATCTCGGAGAGACGGTTGCGGTAACGTCGACCATCATAAAAAACTATGGCCGGTCTTGGGATGAAGCCGGAGCCATTCAGGACAAGATACAGATGACTGCCAAAAATGGCGTTACGACCTTCGGGCTTCTTGCGCAGGCTCTCCCGAGGGTTACGGGCAGCGCCGCGCAGCTCGGGGTTGAAATCGACGAGCTGATGGCTGTATTTGCCACTACTACCGGAGTGACCGGAAATACCGCGGAGGTGTCTACGCAGCTGGGCGCTGTGCTTAATTCTCTGATTAAGCCGACCGCTGAAGCTACCAAAGCGGCCGATGCCATGGGTATCCAATTCGATGCTGCAAGCATAAAGGCCGCCGGAGGATTCGAGAACTTTCTCACGCAGCTTGACGAGAGTGTGCAGGCATATGCCGCATCGAGTGGCCAGCTTAGTCAGACAATATACGGACAACTGTTTGGAAGTGCCGAAGCCTTGCGTCTGCTCGGTTCGCTCACCGGCGAGCAGAAAGATAAGTTTTCACAGAATATCAAGGCTATGGCCGATAGTGCCGGTAGTATTGACGAGGCGTTTGATCAGATGTCATCGACGGGCGACTCATGGGCTCAGAAGGTCAAGAACTGGACACAGCAACACATGGACTGGGTTGGTGCTATTGCGAGTACTGCGGCTCCACTGGTGGAGCTTGGCGCCAATACCGGGTCGCTTCTTCTGAACATGGCGCAGCTGTATGGTCTTGTCGGAAAGATTAAGGCCGGTATCGCCGCATGGAATATAGTCACCAAGGCTGCTGCTGCGACACAGGTTGCTGTGGCTACGGCTACAAAAGTGTGGTCTGTCGCGCAGATTGCACTGAATGCCATCCTGACAGCGAATCCTATCGGTGTAATCATAATGGCAGTTGCGGCACTGGTGGCTGGAATAATGCTTGCGTATGACCAGTGTGAGGGATTCCGCAAGATTTGCGACCAGGTGTGGGATGTTGTAAAACAGGTGGCCTCCGCCATATGGGACTATCTGGTAATTGCTTTTGAGAAGGTCAGCGAGGTTGTGAAAAAAGCCTGGGAGTGGGTTAAGGCGTTTTTTGGTATCGAGGACGAGTCCTCGGCCAGAGAAGTTGCCGATGGTCTCGAAAGACAGGCCGACAGCATGGAACGGCTTGCAGATGCGACCAAAGAAGCCACTGCGGCCGGCATTGCAAACGGAAAATCTCTTGACTGGCAAAAGATGAGCTATCAAGAACTGGGAAAGGCCATCGAGGCTCAGAAGGAGAAAGTCGCCAGACTCGCAGGTACCGGTAGTCCGCAGGCATCTCAGGAAGCGGAGAGGCTGCGGCAGATGGAGGCCCGGTATAAGTCATTGGGTCGTAATTACGGTCTGTCGGATGCGTCCGGGGAGTATGATGGCAAGGCTCTTATTGCCAACGCACGGAGTTACAATGAACTCGCCAACAATATAACCTACTATCAGAACCGGCTCGACCGGCTGGCGCCGTCGGAGACCGAAGAAATCCGTCGCCTGTCGGGGCTTATCGTTGCTGCCGAAAGGGAGCAGGAGGCAATAAAGCATCTGCAGGAGGCATACAGTCAGCCGGCGGAACTGAAGAGTCTGGCTGATGTCGACGGTGCAATTGAGTTACGGCAAAAGCTAATGAATAGCGCCAGCGCCGAGCAGATTGCAAACTATAAGGCAGAAATTAGCGCCCTTGAGACCTTAAAGCGCGAGATGCTTGACATGTCGCATGTGCCTATGGCTGTCGAGGAGATTGAGACATACAATCAGCTTGAAGCAGAACTCAGCTATTATCAGGATGCTCTCAGATATGCGGGAGCCGCCGAGCGTGAGGAGATACAGAAGCGGATAAACGAACTCAATAATCTTAAAAAAAGCTGGGACGAGGCATTGTCAGTTCTGAAGACGCCGGCCGACATCGGTGCGCTTGACAATATTGCCGGACTTGAGGAGGCGATAAACATATATAGTGCCAGAATGAAAGGGGCGTCTGATGACGAGCTTGTCGCATTGCGGCGCACTACACTGGCTCTCGAGGAGAAGCTGGCGGCAAAAAAACGCCTGGCTTTGATTCCGGAGAGCCAAATGGAGACAGAGAGACTTTCGGGGCTGACAGGCAAGAAACTCACGATGGAACTTCAGCTGATCGGACTCGACGGTGTGAAGAGCCGGCTTCGTGATTTACGCAGGATGCTCGAGGATACACGCAATCCTCTCACCGAAGAGCAACGGCGCGATACCATTAATCAGGTCGAGGCCTGGGAGGAGTATGAGCGACAGCTGCTCAGGAGCAATTTTCAGATCAAGGATGCCTGGGGTGGCGTAAGGGGGCTTGGCGATGGTATGCGCGGCTTAAGCGATGCGGTAAGGGGTGATGGCGACGCCTGGGAGAAGGTGACCGGCATAGTCGATTCAGCAATCAGCGTATATGAATCGGCAAACCAGGTTGTCAGGATGGCCGGTGTAATCAGCCGTATTCTCGGCATCGCAAAGAATGAGGAGGCCGTAAGCACCATAACAGCCACTACGGCAACAACAGCAGGAGCGACGGCTGGAACTGCGGCTGCAGCCCAGGAGGCAGCCGCCTCGGGTGTGGTGACTACCGCAAAAGTGGCAGAAGCCGGAGCGAAAACCATGGCGGCGCATGCATCGATACCATGGGTGGGTATAGCTATCGCCGGAGGTATGATTGCGGCTATGACCGGCATAATGCTTTCTCTTCCGAAGTTTGCCGACGGTGGTATAGCATACGGCCCCACGCTCGGTATATTCGGCGAGTATGCCGGGGCGGCCCACAACCCGGAGGTTGTGGCTCCGCTTGACAAGCTGCGCGCGCTGATAGGTCCGGCGATGGTGACGATACCCAATGGGCGCCTGGAGATAGTGGCCAGAGGCCGCGAAATGTACGGTGTGATCAGAACGGAGGAGCTTATACGCTCACGGCGCTGACATGAATTTATCCTAAACGACATCGATATGGATTATACAAAACGATATAGCGGAACATTCCTTAGGATAGACGACTGCCCGGTTACTGTAGAGCTATGGGTGGCCGATGAGATCAATGATTCCGGAGAGGTGGGCGAGCTCTCATTTCCTGCCGACAGCCCTGTGACTATAGAGCGGTCATACCAGGGAAAGGAAGAGCCGGTAGAGGGTGCTACGCTTACCGTTACCGTACTGAGTCCGGGCGACCGTACATATACCGGTCTGTACAGCATCGATCCCGGCATGGTAAGGATGGATATTTTTGTCGACGGAAATCTATACTGGCGCGGGCTGATGGACGCCGAGACCTACAGCGAGCCATACGAGCGCGCCAGAGATTATGAGGTGTCGCTACAGGGCACCGATTTCGGCATACTCGACCGTCGGCGCTGGGAGTATGGCGGAGGATTCATGTCCGTAATGGATGTGGTGCGCCGGGTTCTTGGGGTATGCGCCCTGGATGATCTTCCGGTCGACACCGGCATGATATCTACAACGATGTCCGATGGGTCGGCGCTCAACCTGGAGGATATTGTCGTAAATTGTGAAAATTTCATCAATGACGAGGGCGAGGGCCTGAAACTAAAAGAGGTGCTGAAGGGTGCACTCCAACCCTTGGGGCTTCATATCCGGCAATGCTATGGCAAGGTATATATTTACGATATCAACGGCTTCCGCAAGGGTGCGCCCCGGGAGATATACTGGACTGCCGACCGGCAGGATCTTGGCGTAGACCGCGTATACAACACCTGCCGCATAACATTTTCTCCGGGGATGCGCAGCGGAAATCTGTTTGGCGCAGAAGACGATTTCGACGCGCCTCCGACATGGTTTATACGAAATATCGAGAATCAACTGAATGTGCCGCAGATTGAACCGTACAGCGCTTCGGCGGATGGACGTGAATGGCTGTGGTGGACCATATTCGGCACCAACAACGGCTCCAAATGCGACCAGTACGACAATTCCGGAGCGGCAATAATGGTGCGTGGCGGCAGGGACGATGATCCCGTGGAGGTTGCTGCGGAACTCGGGGTGCGCCCGCTGCGTATCAAAAGCCTTAACAGTGGCGAGGATTGCACCGGCATAGCGGTTACGTGGCCGTCGATGGTATACACCGGCATGACCGGCGGCGGAAATCCCTATTACTGGCATTGTAATGTACGTCGCTGGGGTGTCCCGGTCTCCAGTCTGCTTGTTCCGCGCAGCATCGCCGGAGCCTGGACAAACGCTGCGCGCAGAAATGAATTGCACCGGCTGATGAAGACCCGGGCTGTGTCGGTCGGCCCTACCGATGCGGCCTATCTCAAAATCACCATGGAGATGCTTTTTGACGGAAGGCTCAACCCATGGGAAGCTGTAGAGAACAACGACACATACAATCTGTGGGAATGGAACAGCCGGAAGGCAAAGGAGCGTATCGACAAATATGCATGGATGATCCGTGTGCCGATACGGCTGCTTTTCCGCAGCCATGCCGACGGGCGCATATGGATGTGGCAGCATTTCAATCAGGAGGCATTCAAGACCCAGCCGGTCGACACTTTCGGCCGGTGGATTGAAATCGCCGACGGAGGGAGCACCACGATAAGAGAGGACAGCTGGAGCTATCTCAGCTATTGGGAAAATGACCGCGAGGGACAACCTGCAGCGGGAGGATGGAAAACCAACCGCCCGCATATCTTCCCCGGGAAATATGACATATACGAGACGTTAAAGCGCGCCGAGGGGCAGTATGTATATAATCCGGCCAGAGATATAATGTCGACCGGCGACATGTGGCTTGAGGTATTCGACGGCGACTGGATTGTAGGTGATGACCTTGAACGTCAGCCGGCCATTCAGCATGCCTGGAGATATTTCTCCATGTCCCCGTTATGGGTACTTTTCAAGCTGCCGAAGATTGAGCCTGTAGCGGGTTGTTTCCCCGAAGTCGAGGTCAATGAGGAGGATATCATTACCGAGGGTGTGATAAACAAGGGGGCGGCCGAGGATATTGAGATAAGCACAATCTGCGGTACGGCCACGGGGCTTTATGGTGCCCGAGGAATTTACATACACCAGGGCCGGGCGCTGGAGACCCTCTGCCGCGAGGGGTACACGGCCGGGGCCGAGGAGCTGCTTATACGCACGCTTCTCAGCAACTATGGACATCGCCATACGGTGTTGAGCGGTGAGATGCGTATCCCCGACTTTTTCGGTCCCATGAGCGAGGCATGCCAAAGTCCGGATGCCCGATTTATAATAGGCGACAGTGCGGAGGACATACGTATGTGGACTACCGATGCTTCGGTAGTGGAGGTAAGCCCCGACAACTACGAGCAGCGCAAGGCCGCGGATGAGTCCGGGGTCGGCGTGCCTCCATGGAGCGATGTGGAACAGGATGAAGAATAACGTAAGCTATGGCAGAGAGAAAATATGATATATCTACATATCGGGTTCCGACATCGGGGCGCCGTGTCGCTGTAGTAGTCGGCGGGTCTGCCTCCACAGGCGCAGGCGCGGGAACTTCCGGACACGAGCATGCCAATAAAAAGGATCTCGACCTTTTGAAAGTCGAGGACGGCTACATCAAGGCCGGCGGCAAAGCAGTCAAGGCCGGATATGCCGACAAGGCCGGAATATCGGCCGAGGCCGACCATGCCAAGGAAGCCGACCACGCCAAATCGGCATTCAACCTCGATTCAGACAGCCCGGCCATCAAGCGTTTCCTGAGTCGCATTGCCGACGATGTGGCCGAGGGGCGCATAACGTTTCAGCAGGGCCTCACCGCATTAGGGCTGGGAATATTCGGCGACGGCGCCCACTTCGGAGAGTTCATACAGTCGATGTACGCCGGCAAGGGCGCGGGTATCGACAAAAACGGCAACGCCGAGTTTGAGAGCGTAAGGGTGCGCAGCTACTTCGAGGCGATGGAGTATATCGTCAACCGTCTGGCTGCAATCGAGGGAGACCAGCTTCTCACCGAGGGCGATACCATCGACAGCATTGTCGACAATGACGACGGCACCTACGGGCTTTATCTGCACAGTAAATGGGACGGATATTTCACTGCCCAGAGAGTGAACAATGTGCTTAAGGGTATAGTGAATACTCTCGGCGCCGGCAACGGTAGCTATTACACATGCTGGATGCGGGTGAACAGTGTAAATGCGTCGCTCAATTATATCGAGGTGTCGCTGTATCCCGATGCGGAAGTGCCCGGCGGAAGGAATTACCCGCCGTGTGAGCTCATGAAGTTTGCACGGTGGGGCAGTCAGACCGACCCCGAGCGCCAGAGCTGTCTGTATCTGTCGAGCACCGAGGGCCGTATAGTAAAGCTGTCGGGAGTTACCAAACCGATAATCGACAAAAGTAATTATGGCGCGACATTCGGCACAGCTCCGGAATTTCTCAAAGCGATGGGCTTGCCTCTTATCGAGGGGCAAGACTACGTATATGCGCGCGGAATCATCGTGCAGGACTTTATACAGGTCGACTATCAGGGGCGCCCGATGGTTATCTATGTCGACAGGGGGCAGTGGAGCGCGACTGCCGATTATTACAGCGAGACTATCAACCCTGCTACCGGAGTTTTTGAGACATCCGATGTATGGTACATGGGATGCAAGTACCGGTGCATGTTGACAGGCACACATACCCCTCCGGCATGGAACAACACGGCATGGGCGATGGTCGAGGGAAATCCGGACTTCTCTGTGGATTTCGCCGATACCGACTATCTGTTTGACCCGGATAATTTCGATGTGACACTGGCCATTGTGGCCACACTTCATAATATCGATGTCACGGCCGATATCATGGATGCGGATGTAGAGTGGACTCGATACACCGAGGACGCCGGTGGAGTGCCGCGCACGGCTTCCGACAACGCATGGGCCATAAGGCGCGCCGGCGCCGGCAAGTCGATGCGCCTTACTGCCGACGATATTGACTTCAACGGCTATATGCCACGTGTGATACGCTTTACTGCCACGGTGACTCTGCGTGACGGCATGGGTAACGGAGTTGCCCGGGAACAGGTGGCTTTTGAGTATTGACAGTAACGATACAGATATATGAAAACTAAAAGATTCGATTACAATTTCCGCCCACTGCAGATGAATGTCAGCTTTGCTGTGGATGGCAGTGTGCCGGGGCGCCAGAGCTATGATGCCGATGCCGACGAGTATACACCCGATTATACTCTGACACCGCTTGTGATACAGCCCTGCATAAGCTGCATGGATAAGGATGGACTTCTACCGGCGGGCAGTGTAAACGGAAGCCTGGCAAATATCAGATGGTACGAGATTGTCGGCGGCGTGTCTACTCTTATCGAGAGCACCAGCACCAACTACGAGATAACAACCGGCGGCGGCCAGGCCGGACGCATCAAGGTGAAAAGGAATGCACAGCCGAAGTCGCCCGTAACACTGGAGTTTCACGCCGAGTATGTCGACCCGCGTAACGGCCAGATACATGTGATACAGCGGGCCTATACCGTGGTTTGCAACAACTCGACGGCACATGCTCCGCAACTTGTGCTCGATGCCTCCGACCAGACTATATACAATCCGCTTTATGACCCCGACAAGCAGACGGTGCATGCCTCGCTGCGGCTTGGCACAAAAGAGTGCCCGGCCGAAAACCGGGTGTTTGTCTGGGAGAAGTTCCGCCCCGACAGCAACACATGGACTGAGGTCGGAACCGATCCGGCGATGGATTACGACGTAGAGGTGGCGCCCGATGGCGCAAGCTGCATTGTCGACCGGGCGCTCATGGGCTCGGAGCTGTATCTGCGTTGCCGGGCGCTGTATATCCCCGGCGGAGTCCCTCCGGAAATGCGCCCTAACATTCTATTAAATGGCAATTTTGAAACGGGAGATTTCAGTGGTTGGGCGGCATGGGGTGTTCCCTCGACAAAGGAAGTTGTAAGTACTGACGGCACGAACTGGGCGCACTTTATAACAAACGGAGTCTTCCAAGGAGCTGCCAAAGAGGTTTACTCCACTTTTAAAGGTGGGAAATATACACTCAGTGTATTGGCAAAAGGAGAAACAGAGGGAGAGGTCGTAAGTCTCGGAATTCATCATGTAAACGCAAATGGCGGCAACGCCTCTCAAGACTGGGCGCACTTTGATGTCGGAATTACCCCGGTTAGGGTTGCTTTTACATTTGAATATGATGCCAATCACCCAAGATTGAGATTTATGGTAGGTTCTGGCTCGTCGGTCGTGCGTAACATTTATATCACTGAGCTCAAACTTGAAGCCGGATGTAACGAGAATCCTGTATGGACTCCTGCAGCCAATGAAGGCATAGGGCAGTTTATAGAGCTTGCCGACTCTGCGCCAATGAAGCAGATTGCATTCATACGCCGGATACCGAAATACGAGTACGATATTACAGGTGTGCCCGGCAATATTCCTGCAGGAGCGCTGACAATCGCCCCTGATGCGGCCATATGGGATGCAAACGGGGCTATACAGGACCCGGAACGGGAGCTGCTGCCACTGTGGTATATTGCCACAAACAAACCGAGCGGCACTCTCGATTATCGGCTCGCGGCACATGGCATGTCACCCGTGATATCTACCGGGGCGATGGATGAAAACCACGGGGCAGTCGTGGGACTCGATGTCCTGGATACCGGCCCGCTATGCGCTATGGAGGATACCGACGGCGCATTGTTCGAGGATGCCGACGGAAACATAATACTAATCAAATAATCAATATATCTATCATGGCACGATACATTAAAGCAAACCCCAAAGTAGCCCGGTTTCTGAATCTGCAAAACGACCGTCTGGCAGTCAGAGACGGCAATTACATCCTGTGGCAGGCCGACATGCTGGCTTTTGGCCCGCTGTTCCGGCTGAATGAGACTCTTACGGCCATCGGCGCCATCTCTCTTATGCCCCATGAGGCAAGGGAGGAGCAGGACGGGACAGTCACACGCCCTCTGCCCGAAGCTACCGACCCACGTTTCATTGTCACCCCGACGACCTCTGGCGATGACACCGACGCCGAGCCTGACGAAACGGTGTCAGAGTCCGATGCTACCGAAGAACCCGCAGACAACAACCATCTTAATGATAATTTACAATGAGCAGCGCGTCAGCATCAAGAACCATAAAGTTTATCAGTAAGGCCGGCACATACTCGGCTGTAATCATGTGTCCTGCCGGCGATGTGTACCAGGAGTGGGAGGGCACACTTAACGATGTTACCAACATCTATCCGGATTTCGCCGTGACGAAGCCGGTGCTTTACTTTGTGTGCACTTCAAGTCGTGTGGCCGAGGGTGTGGCCACACCGGATAACGTCGATTTCTATTTCAATGGCGTTAAAATCACATTCTCGGGCGATACTTCATCCGGTACGTTTGCTGGGCTTTTCAAGAAAGTGGCGCCATCGGGCGACAATCCTTACTATGGGCTTCAGATAATCGGCAATATAGCCGCAGCGGCCGGATATGCGCCGGCAATTGTCAAGATGGTGGCGCGCATATCATACGGGACCCAGAGCGATGACATACAGGCCGACTACACCATATCGATACAGCAGTCTACCGGCGATGCCTACAAGGTGACAATTGCAGCGGGCGACAACAATAATTTTGTTATAACGGAGAAAGGCGGGCGATGCGTGCTTAAGGCGATGGCGTATCAGGCCGGTGTCGAACTGACGAAGAATCTGACATACCAGTGGCATAAGATGGGGCTTACCGACTGGGAGCCTCTGGCCGGACAGACCGCACAGTCGCTTACTGTATCGGAGGCCGACATAGATACTTATGGCGAATACATGGTAAAGGTGTCCCGCAGCGGTGAGGAGCTGGGGTTTGACGTGCAGGGTGTGATGGATGCCAGCGACCCGTACGATATCGACCCGCATCCCTCTCCGGAGGATGAGACCATCACAGAGGATGCCGGCGGCAACGGGCAGGTGACATACACCCCCGTGGTGGTAAAGCGTGGCACCAATACCAAGGCGCTAAATACACTCTTCTATTTTGTGCTTAAGGACGCCGCCGGCAATTATCTGAACCCCGGGCAGATGCTCACGCCATCGGCGAGCTTTACCGTCACCCGTTCGC